ACGCGACATTCTTTGCCAGCCCAACCTCTTGCGTGATCTTTTTCACCAGGGAGTTTGCGATGTCTTTAGCAGCCGTGGAGTTTTTAACCGCTTTCGCGATCTCCCCACCCAAAATGAACGTGAACTCTTTCGCGATCTTCGTGATGTCCGCTGCGGACACTCCCCCTGCCCTGGGAGGTACCCCCGCGATACCGCCAGCCGCGAAATGGGACGCACTCGACTGAGGAATCCCCCCGAACCCAGGGACATGATGGGCTGCAAGAATAGGAGCAATAAGAGGTACCAGGTACCGGGGGATAATTGCCTCTCCAGGCTCAAGCATCGCGGGAATGATATCCCCGTGCCCGGAGCCAGGGACCATGCCCCCGGTCTGGAGCCCGATCCCCTTCATGGTTACCAGTCCCCCGAGCTGCCCGTGGGAAAGCAGGTATCCAGGAGAAACTCCTGCTGCAACGCTTTTCGGGACCCCCAGCTGAGTGTGAACCGTATTGATGTAGTTGGTGACCATATTCGTGGTAATGGTTACCGTTTTCCCGGTGAGTCCCGCGATGGCAGACTGGAGAGCCTGAACAGGATGCGCATTCGCGTAAGCAGCCACGTTCACGTTTTTCCCGTGAAGAGCATCAACTGTCTGCTGAAGGGTTTTAACTTTCCCTTCTCCGGAAACCTGTGCCTCGATCTTAAGTCTCACCGTCTTGCCGACGCCCGCCTGCCGTAGCACAGCGTCCAGGGATGCTTTCATGGCAGCCCCGCCTTGCACTCCAGCCGCCCGCAGCTGCCCTACCAGGTCTTTTACAGCAGACTGATTGATTGGTGCCACTTTCCCGAAATTCCCGCCCCCGAACGGACTGCCTGTGGTGCCAGCAGCTGTCTTCTGGATTGCCATCGCGTCTTTCGCAACTTGAGCCAGCCGTGTTGCCTGGACAGTTGTCCCCGTATAATCCGCGAACTGCTTCGCTACTGCGGGGATATTCGCAGTAGCGACAGTGACAGAATCCATGTTCTTCTTGAACTGCCCGGAACTGTACGCTGTCTGCTTCAGCGCGTTCGCGACATCCTTGTAGTTCTGCGCTTGCGATTTGCTCGTGTCGTAATACCCGGTGACCCCTGCCGCTGCACCCTGCTGCATCAGCATCGCGAGGGCTGCAGGACTTTGCCTGGCTTGCGGCAGAATCCGCTGCAATTCTGATGCACTGAACCCTTTCGTCTGAGTCAGGTTCGCGGTGCCCAGAGTCAGGTATGTCCGCATCTGATCCCCGAACTGCTGCATCTGGGTGATGAACCCGGGAGCGCTGCTGCTCGTGGACGCGAACGCCTGCCATGCCTGCGCGGAAGCAGCAGTGTTATATCCAGTAAGACCTTTCGCTATCGCCCCTGCGGGAGCGGCGCGTGCGCCAGCTGCCAGCCCTGATGCCCCGGTTGGACCCGCCGCGATGATCGCCTGATAGGAGTCCATTGCCTGGTTGACTTTCGCCAGGTTGGACATAGCTCCCTGTGACATGATCGTCTGAGCCCCGATAGCAGCCCCGAAAGCCCCCGGGGATTGCGTCATCGGGGCAATCACCCTCGCGTACGCGGTTACCATCTGCGATGCGGCAGCGGTTAGTTTCCCGTGCTTGTCAAAAGCATGAGTCGTATCCAGCAGCGCGTTCTGCGCGATCTGGAATGCATCCGCGAGACCGACACCTTTCAGTCCTGCCTTTTTCAGCGCAGCCTGGAGTTGAGGTCCAGAAGCAGCCAGATCCCCCATCTGCTGAGCGAAACCTGTCGCTCCCGCTGCATATATACCCGCGTCATGCCCTGGCAAGATGCCTAGTCTTTGTGCCGATCTTGGATCGGCATAACCAGCAGCGCTGATTCCGAGAGCCCCGCCTTTTCCTACGTATTTCCCAGCTCGCTCCGAGAGTCCGGTGGCAGTGGTGACCGCCTTTGCCAGTGGCTCCCATGCGCTAGTGAATCCGCTGATCCCGGCTTGCATATTCGCAAGACGTGTTTCCGGGGCGTTTTTCGCGGTAAACCCTTGCCCCATCAGGTAAGCGGTCCCGCCAAGCAAGCCCGCAGGCCATCCCGCGATACCCGCAGCAGCTTCCCCGGCTCCGGATATTCCCAGTCCAAGGCTTTCCAGCATGCTACCCGGGGCACCCATTCCCCCAAGCGCAATCCCGCCTTTGCTGATCAGTCCCCCGAGCCCTCCTATTTTGCTGAGCCCGAGCATCCTTCCGATCAGCCCTCCTCCCCCGAGCAACGCGGGTCCCCAGCGGGATGCCGCTTCATAGGAAAGCAGTCCCCCGATAAGAGGACCGGGAATATCCCTGGTCGCGGTTGCGAGCAACCCTGTCCCGCCTTGAAGAGTGGACAGCAAATCCTGTCCTACCCCAGGGAGGTTGGGTGCGACGTTCAGCAGGGTGTTCCCGATGTTCGCGCCAATGTCCCCGAACTGGCGCAGGTATTCTGGACCGCCGCTGAGCGCGCTGGAAAGCCTCTTCCCCAGCCCTCCCCCTTCAAAGTTGAGAGCCATCGCGGAAGTCCCCCGGGACAGCATCCCCAGAGTTGACTTCCCCATGTCAATAAAGCCTTGCCCGCCCCCGCTCTGGAGAATGCTCAGCAGGTTACCCGCCATGACATAACCGGCACCCTGGTAAGCGTCTTGCGCCTTTTGCAGGGCATTTCCCCCCCCGAGAAACTTCCCGGTGGTCATGTTGTACGCACTCCCGATAGACTCGCTAGTAGCGAAAATCGCCTTATACCGGGGGATCATCGCCTCTACCGATTGCACCCCGACGAGAGCAGCTGAACCCGCTGCGGTCAGCGCGGGGACAACAGTTGCCGCAACCTCAGCGGTCATCATTCCCCAGAAACGGACCGCGTTCGCGCCACCGCCACGCCAGGGGACAAAACTGGCAGCACCACCGCCACCGCCTCCGCCTCCGCCAGTCCCGAAGATCGCGGCACCACCGCCGCCGCCCCCCCCTGATGCTGCACGGGCTGCTGCCATGGCTGCGACCGCACCTCCGCCGCCACCTCCGCCAGCACCAACCGCAGAGGCAAGAGCAGCGTCGATAATGCTCCCGCCGTCTCTGCTTTTACCTCGCGTTGTCGCCGCGAAATAATCAGAGGTTCCCTTTTGGATGGCTGCAATACTGACGGTAGCGTCGTCGGCTTCCTTCCTGACCGCTTCCAGTTTCTTGCGGTAATCATCAAGGGCTTTTGACCCTTCCGCTATTGCGGAGTTAGCGTCCGAATGCGTTCGCCCCAGGTCTTTGATCATGTTCGCCTGATCGCGACTGGCGTTTGAGAGATTCGCGTACATATGTACCGCATCTTTGCCAACCCGGACGTGTTCCTCCAGCGCCTTGGAACCTTCTCTGTTAGCTACGATGAAACTGCGAAGCCCAGACTCACTTCCGGCGAGGGCAGCGGCAATAGTAAACTGCATCTTCCCGAGTTCCTCGAAAGATTTAGCAGCTTCCCTGTTTTCTTTCGCCATCTGGATAGCGAGAATGACGTTCTCGTCAGCAGCTCTCTTGTAACCGCTGTTGTCAGCGTCAAACCGCTGGACTACATCAGGTAGACCGCCTGCTTTAGGCATAGTTCACCTCCCTCGCTTAAATTTTAAGGATCGAATGGCTCGAAAGCTTCAATTGCGTGATCACGCAGCGAGCCGTCGTCAACAGACTCGTCCACGGTTGGTTCGAGGAACGGATGCGCAGGGGATTTAAGGAACGTGTGATACCAGGCTCCGCCAGAGTCACGCCATTCCAGGAATTTCTTCCCGACTGGTTCGATGGTGCACCCGTATTCCATGATCCGGGAGTAATCAACCCGGTTTCCCACCCACGCGGAGCCTTTTTCCCCGCTTCCGTAAGAGGGCTTATAGAACATTCCTCGCGCCAGAGTTCCGGTGGAACGCGCAGGAGGCTCCCCGGGGCGAGTACGGTGCCATGCGCCTGAACCGTGGGAACTTCTGGCTAGAGTGTCACTCGCGGTACGCTCAGCGATGTGTTTTGCCATAGCGGTAGCAGCCGCAGAGGCACCGCCGCGAGTTGTCTCAACGACAGCCTTCCATACATCTATGTTTTCATCGAAAGAAACCATACTACCCGCGTTTAGCCGCCATCCTGTTAGCTAGCTCAGCAATAGCTGGACTCATGTATTTCTCCGCGACATTCTCTATGCTATATTCTAGCGCAAACTCCCGGAGTTTCTCTCCGTTCACATCCTCGCGCTTCTGGTACGCATCCTCGAAAGCATTCACCATCTCCGCGAGATCAGGGCGAATCCACCAGCCTTTATGAACTCCATTCCAGAATGGAGTCCCGTCCACCTGTCCCCCGTGCGGATTCAGCTCCTCCATGGAGGATGCTTTCGTGGTAATCACGGGAATCCCGCAAGCCTGAGCCTCGATGATGGGAAGCCCGAAACCTTCCGCATACGTGCACGCGGCAAGAACGTCAATCGCGCAGTACCAGTCTGCTAGCTCTTTCGCAGACACCATTCCTGCGTGATAATGGTACTGGTCTACGACACGCACCCTGTCGGTTATCCCCAGGTTTTCCGCGAGAACCTCCAGGTCTTGCCCTCCTTCCTGATGCACTCCTGCGTGAACTGCGAGGATCGTATCAGGGTGGGTCGCGTGGAACTTCGCGAACGCCAGGAACATCTCCGGGGCTGCCTTGCGGATCGCGTCGTTATTCGCGGCGTTTACCCCTATAACAAAGTCATCCTGCCGTAGCCCGAGTTTGTCGCGGATCGCTGCCTTATCCCTGTCTGGAGTGAAAAGGTCCACGTCGATCGCGTGAGGGACGTACAGCGACCGGAATCCAGCATCAGTGAACCGGTCGAACCCGAATCTGCTCATCGCGACTAGTTCACTCCCGGAAGCTTCCGCGACATTCCTGTCCGCAGTGGACATGGGTCGGCAATCTCCGGGAAGCCAGTGTGCAACGGGGAGTTCGCGCAGCAGGTTCGGGTCCATCACCCAGATATCACCCAACGTGATCACGATATCAGGATTGAGAGCTTTCGCATGCTGATGGAGACTCGCAGAACAGTATGCATGCCCGTATCCGGGCAACACCGGGATTCCGTTCCATTCTGTCGGGGAACCATTTAGCCCCCAGTAGGAGCTGATCGCTACTTCGTGACCCATCTCGATCAGTTTCCGGGTCCAGATTGCAGTCTGGTTTCCGTAACCACTTGGTGCCCAGGGAGCTGTCGAATGCCAGATCAGAGAACTCACGTGCGGCTTCTTCCTTTTAGTTACTCGTCTTTGGGGGCAAGCTGAGCTGCTGCTGATCCTTTAGCGTTCGTGAACAGAGGGAGCCAGTGCGCTTGCTCTAGAGTCAGTTCGTCAACTTGCTGCGGGGTCCATCGCATATTGTCCGCGAACCAGTGATATGTCCACATGATGTCAGGCATTCCCTCCGGGTTCGAGGGAGCGAATCTTTGATCATGCCCGTTCGCGGAGAATATGAAAATCTGAGTTAGTCTGCGGATGGCTTTTTTGGGTCTGGCGCTGCCCCGCGTCCCGCGATCTTATCCATGAGAGGCTGTATCTCCGCCTCCAGGGTCGCGTAATCGTCTAGGTCCATGGCGTCCCCGATGATCACGTCAGCAGCCTGGAAACTGTTCTGACTAGGGATCGGGACCCCGTAAGACCATGCGGTGATGATCCTCGCCAGCAGGGCGTTCCGCATATCGTTCTGCATCGCGAGGAAACTGGTGGAGTTTCCCTCCTCGCGGATATCGACCTTCGCTACTTCCTGTACAGCAAAGCGATCCTTTACTT